CTACAGCATACGTTCCCATATTTTCCACGGTTGCAAGTGAGGGGTCTTGTCTTCCGCCAAAAGCGTTTGCAATTCCGCCCGCAAAAGGCGTATCCAGAAAAGCGCGGGCAATTGTGGAGCCGGGGCTAAGTACTGCTGATATGTTTGTCAAGAAGTCGTTGATCTTCTGATTACGCTCACTTTGCGCTGCAAATTCTTCGGGTGTGGTAGTAGGGGGTGGCCCACTTGGAATGCCGCTTCCACTTGAACCGCTCGCCCCGGAGATACCGCCGGTAGGCGAAACCATTGTGGCTCCCTCGCCAGCCTTCTTGACGTACATCTGCGTAACGGGGTCGTATGTGTAACTGTCAACCGCGCCGCCTTCAGCAAACTGCGCTTGGGGGGCTGGCGCTATGCGTTGCTGCTGCCCAGTGTAAGGATCAATTCCAGCGCCTTGTGGCCCTGTAACTACGTTGCGGCTAATCGGTTGCTGGTACGGAGTTGCGTACGCACCTGTGCGAATATCTGCCTGTGGATAGCCTGTGTTCATGCCGATTGAGTTAGCGTCTGACATGGCTTCTACTGGGCCACCTTCTGCAAAACCGTACAGCTTTCTAGCCGCTTCTTTGTCAATCGGCGTATACGTAGGGTTGAAATACCGCTGTTCTTTGCCAAAGTTTTGGTTTTGATCTCCGTAACCGGGCACGTCAGGAGTAGGAGTTGGTGTTGTTGTACCGGGGCTGTATTGATACCGCTGACCCATATCTTTATCAGTCTTAATCTCTGGCTGTTTGGTGGTTGTTTCCATCATCATGGGGGCTGCTGCTGCGAGTCCAGCTTGCATTAGACCTTTGGGCCCTTGAATTGATGACATAAAAGCGTTACGGCCAGCTTCAGAACCTAGCCCTGTAATGCCAGCACCCGCTTTGCTAAAATTAGCGGCTGCGTTGCCAAACATTCCGGGGGACGAACTTCCAGCCAAATTACTTGGGTTAAATGCTTCAATTGGAGGAACAGCAGGGCCAGCAAGATTTGCCGCATTTACCCCGCCAGCAGCCGCAAGATTTGCTCCTCCAGCACCCGCCAAAGCCGAACCAAGACCAGCGCCGCCATAAGCACCAAAGCCAGCCATCAGACCTTTTTTCAGGCTACCTGTAGCAAGTCCGACACCACCGCCAGTTAGCAAACCCGCCATAACAGGAGATAAAGCGCCTCCCGAAGCAATAGTCAAACCCCCGCCAATCAGCATAGGCAGCAAAGACGACAAAAAGCCTGCCTCTGGCAGACCTGTCTCTGGGTTGATTGTGAGAGAACCGCCGTGAGCCATAGCCAGTTGCTGGAGGCTATTAATTTCGCTCGGGGCCATGTGGACGAGTTGAGTGTCCGGGCCTCGGCCAAGCGCAGCAAGTCCCTGTGCGGTTTGATTCATGGTTGCCTCTGAAATCGGGGGTGGGTCGAGTTTATCATGATGATGTCTTTATGCGAAGCATTTGACTCGTATCCTGTACACCATCCTGCGTGTCTCTGTACACATCGCCAAGCCTTAAAGTAGCGAGATCGGCGTCAGTTGGAAGCGTGTCAAGGTTTAAGTTTAACGCGGCCCCAGCTATGTCTCCGGGGTTATCCAACTGGTTAAAGTACAGACGTAAAGCGCTAAGCAACGCCGCCATAAATTGAGCATCGTACTCAACCGGGGCAGTCGGTAGGCGCGGGGCGCGGACTAGAGGGTTGCTCATGCTTACCTTCTGCCATCTGGTCGTACTTCAATACGGGGAACACCAAGCTGCCAAGCCGTACCAAGCGTGTCAGAGCCAACTTTAAACGCCATCTGACGCCCGCGAATCCTGACATAGACCTGCTCAGTAAACTGCTGTACGTTGTACGTACGTTGTCCGGCGTAGCTCACGGTACTCACTACTTCGGGATTGTTTGAGTTGCCGTAGTTGGAACCGGGGAACTGCCGAGGCCGAACTGTGAAGTCCAGCGCAGGGGCGTTAACCGTGGAGCCGTCAAAGGTCACGTCAGGAATGAGCCTCCAGACAAAGCCAAAGTTGTGCCCGTCACCGATGTCAAAGTCCGAAGACTGCACAAAACACGTAATAGGCGAAGGTGGGTTGGTCGTGCCGTCATCCACGCCAGTCTCGTGGTACACAAGCTGATTGCCATAGGTGGTCGCCATAGGCTCCACGCGCAGGGGGCTGTCCAGCCAAGCCGTGCGGTTTAACGTACCGTAGTACCAGACACGCTCAAGGTAGTTGTACACCACATACTTGTCAATTGTGTCGGAGCTAGCCGAGCAGTAGTACCACCAAATCTCATTAAACCCCTCGTTTGTTCCAGCAAAGAACTGAGACGCCTGCGCTATGTTGATGTCGTTGTAAACATAGGAGCGCAACGTGCAGGGCAGCGTTTCAACGCGACCGGAGTACATGTAGAACTTGTCCACCCCCATCCAGTAAGTCACGTTGTTAGCCGTAGCCACTGCGTTCTGGCTAGCAATAGATATATTGTCGGCAAGAATCTGGAACCCCCAGACGTAGGGAGCACCCAAATACTGCATGGAATACAGCGCGGAGTCTGTCCAGACCAGAATCTCTTGCCGAGCCTGCATGGCAGTAACAATCTGCGAACCGTCACTAAGTGTAAAGCTGCCAGCTTGATTGGTAATAGCAGGTGTCCATTGTGTGTAATCTTCTTGGTCTGACCAGCGTATCAGCATAGGGTTCTGTACGACAGAGCCGTAGTCGTTTACCCCAAAACCAATGACAAAGCGTGAGGCGTCCGACACCATAACTATGTTGCAGAAATCTGGGGTGTCCCCGGTAGTAAGCAGAGTGCCACGGTCAAAAATGTTTGGGTTGGCGTTAACCTCCCAAAGATAAAGCCCACCGCCACGGGGATTAAAAATTAAATCCTCACCAAAATTGGCTTGACTCCACAGACGAAGTTGAGAGCCAAAACCGACACCAGCGGGTGCAGGTGAACCCCAGCCCGTGCTTGAGTACCCAGTGGTAATGCCACCCCAGCCGCCAGCGCCCCAGCCCACACTGACTGTAGATGTGGCGGAGCCGGTTGTAATTTGGTATGCACCAACGGTAGAACCGCCGCCATTACCAACATCCGAAGCGTTTGCTGCAACGGTAGAGGTGATTGTGTAGACGTTGTTGCTGGTGACGGCCACTACTTGATACTCTTTATTAAGCACGGTAGCGGTAATTGCCCCGCCGAGGCTGGCCGCGCCGCTGTATGTAACAAAGTCTCCAGCTTGCGCTCCGTGCGCGGCGTCGGTAACCGTTAGGGTGGTTGAACCATTCACGGCTGCAAAAGTTACATCCCCGGCAGAAGTGGTGCTGCGGATAGGAGTGACGTCGTGGAAGGTGCCGCCCGTGCTGTTTTGGATATAGAACTTGAGGTTCGTGCCAACACCCAGCAGGTTGTAGCTAGACAGCGTGATCCAGTTAAACAGAGAGCGGCAGACGCCCCAGAACGACCCCGCAGGTGGTGTTAGCGCGGAATTAGTTGTGCCGGTATCGGCAACCCAGCCGCCGATCTTCTCCGCTGAGCCCGAGCGAAAGCGCACTTTGTCGCTCTCAAACCAACCGCCCTCATTGGCGAGCGTGGTGGACTCTCGGTTTACACCGGGTCTGAACTGGAGTTTTTGTAGAGGCATTGTTCATTTTCCCACGTATCAGGCAAAAGGTCGAGTGCCTGCTTTGTCAATGATAAGCGCCTGCCTGCGCGGGGTTCCGTCTGGCGTGTTTGTCACGCTGATGTGTGTCCAAGCATCAAACTCACGGATGATTTGATCGAACGGCAAACCCGCAGCAATCACTGCGCGTACCACTTGGTCTGGCGTCATGCCGGGGACACGTAAGTCTGCCGCGCAGCCAATTCTATGCTGACTCGTGTCTTTGGAGCCAACGCTGTCGTTGACTTGTTTTGACCGGAAGGCGCTGTTGACCATGATGGGTTTGCCATCCAGCGCCGTCTTCACCTGCTCCAAGAACTCGGCAAGCCGTTGCAGGTTGGCAGTCTCGGCTTCGTTTGGCGTGTTGTCAAACTGGCGGTGATTTGTAACGGTCAGTTCCGCCAATGAAAAATGAGTAGTCACTTGCATTTTATTTTTCTTCCATAAAATTTAAAATTGCTCGCAATTCTTCAACGGTTGCATCGCTTTTAACGCGATTTGCTCTCCAGCAAATTATTTTTACATTGCCTTTTACATAGCCAAGAGATGAGTCGAGTCTATCAATTGAAGGTGAATCATTCACAAATCCTCGTTGACCTTTGTTGCCTTCATAATTGATTTTGATCCCAAGCACTGGGCATACATCAGGAAGTGGCAAAAGATCGTCTAGCGTAATGGAAAATTCCATGCCGTTTTTATTGGCTCTTTGTTTTGCTTGACCAAGAATGTGGCTAACCCTATTTTTAGGTTTTTTGAGCCAAGCGGTCTTATTTGCTTTAACTTTTTCTGGGTTTTCAGCTCGCCATTTTTTTGTTGACTCACAGGCTTTTTTGGAATTCCTTTGATACCAAGCGCGGGCATTTGCGTTTACCCGTGCGCGTTGTTCAAGGTTTGTCATTTGATTGCCGGAGCCTTAGAAAGAAGGTCTGTCTTGGCCTGTGAGCCAGCGCTTGAGCCAAAGTAGTAAGCAATGATGCCCGTCCAAGCGGTGGACAAACTGCCCAGCATCATCAAGATCGTCGGGTTGTTGCCGTCAACCTTGCCAAAAAGCATCATGCCCAAAATGCCAAAGAACCCAATCGTGATGATTGCGGCCAAGGCCGGGGGAACAATTGACCTCGTGGCGGCTTGCATGTCACGCGCAGATTTCCTGTCTTCTACAGACAACTTTTCAAAGTTAAGGCCCAGCTCCTGCGCTTGTTTCTGCAACTCGATCTCTGCCATTTTGACTTGAGCAATTTGCTCGGCTGACAGCTTGTTGCTGGAGATCAGGTCGCCAACCTTGTCTGGGTCTACGCCGATTGCCTTGGAGATAGCCGAGACAGCCATCCCCGCCAGTGGACCGCCCATTGCCGTGGCAATTGTGGGCGCAATTTGTTTAAGCCAATCCATTACTGTTTACTCCTTGAAAGCATGGTTGCTGCGATTTGAAGCATGGCGCGGGTGTTGTCCATGTCCTCGGGCTGAGCAGCCCATCCGACTGTAATCTGCCCAACAAACCTGCCCGGCTCCGGTGGAACACTGATACGGCACGTATAGGTAACGCCTTTGGCGATGTACCACAAACCCATTTCCGACTGTGCTGACTTGTACTCACTGCATGGAATCTCGTTCGCCATGAGCTTGACCACATCCGAATTGTTGCCTGCGTTCTGGGTGAACAGCCCCACGTCCAGCCCGTCGTTCGTTTTGTCCCTGCCGTCCTTGGCGTAGGCCCGGTGCAGGATACGTGTGCCAAACATCGAGTTGACTTTAAACACCGCCACGATCTGTGCGCCCGACTGCTTGAACAAGTGGGCTGCTGCGTCTTCTACGCGGTCTTCAGCGATGCTGGGAATCTTTTTAGACTCCTTGTACGCCCCTATCAACAACTCTTGGTTTGTATATACAAAGTAGCCAGCAAAGGTCAGGACCGCCATCAGCACCATAGCGAACAGACGGAACGGGCTGCTGACATACGCCAGCACCTTGTCAACTAGGTTTAAACGCTCGTCGCTCATCTTTGCTGCTCAAGGATGCCAATGGTGAAATACAGGATCA